TGTATTCTTATGGATGAGATGCATGTTCAAAAGAATAGAGATTTATGGGATACATTATTAACCTCAACTGGAGCAAGAACTGAGCCTTTATGTATTGCAATCACAACAGCTGGATTTGACAAGCAATCTATTTGCTATGAGCTTTATGATTACGCAAGTAAAGTGAGAGATTCTGTGATTGATGATCCAACTTTCTATTCAGTTATATATGAAGCTACTGATGGGGATGATATTCAAGATGAAGAGGTATGGAAAAAATGCAATCCTAATTATGGAATCAGTTTAAGAAAAGAATACATGGAAAGAGAAAGCCAAAGAGCTGTTGATGTACCATCTTATCAAAATACATTCAAGAGATTGATGTTAAATCTTTGGACAGATTCTCAAACTGTTTGGATTACTAATGATGATTGGATGAAATGTTATAATGAATATGACTTTAAAAAACTTGAGGGAATGGAATGCTGGGGTGGTCTTGACTTAGCATCTACAAGAGATATTAGTGCTTTTGTTTTAATATTTAAAGATGAAGATAAGTATATTGTTTTACCTCATTTATTTATTCCATCAGAAAATGCAAAGCAAAGAAGTGAAAGAGATAAGGTTGATTACATGACTTGGGTAAATCAAAACCATGTAATTGCAACTGAAGGAGATGTTGCTGATTATAATTTTATTAAAGCTAAGATAAATGAATTGAGTAAAATATATAGAATACAATCTATTGCTTATGATAGATGGAATGCGTCTCAATTAGTTATTGATTTAATTGGTGATGGAGCAAACATGACTCCTTTTGGTCAGGGCTTTGTGAGTATGTCAGCACCAACAAAAGAATTAGAAAAGTTAATTATAGGAAAACAAATCATTCATAATAACAATCCAGCTATGAATTGGATGCTTTCAAATGTAGCAATCCAAGAAGATCCAGCTGGTAATATTAAGATTGCAAAAAACAAATCAAGAGAAAAGGTTGATGGGATGGTTGCTTTAGTCATGGCTATTGGGGAATACATGACTGGAGATGAGGTTAATAGTATTTACGACAATAGGGGGCTTTTAATATTATAAACTATGGATTCAAAAATAATAGCATTATTAACACCAGAGGGATTTGATGAACGATTCTGGGATAATGCATCTAAATATAAAACTTATAAAAAAGCTTATGAGAAACTTGAGGATGAATATGAAACTTACTTTGGTAAACGTAAATATTCAGACTATAATTCTTATAGAGTTTGCAGAGATAGAAGAATAAAAAAATGTAACATTGTTACACATAGAAGAATTATTTAATTAATATTATTGTAAAAAATATTATAATCTTTGGGCTTAATAGATAACATTAGAACTTTTTTCATCGGTGATAGTTCTAAGAAGATAGATAAAAGAGGATTGAGTTTAAATACAATCTTTCCAGATGCTGATGTATATGATTCAGATAAAGCATTAACTCTTACATCAGTTTGGAATGCAATCAGATTACTTTCTGAAAGTGTTTCATCTTTACCAATAACAGTTTACAGAAAAGAAAATAATGGTGATAAAGTTGAGGATGTAAACAATAGAATTTACAATCTTATTAAATTCAAACCTAATAATTTTCAAAATAAAATAACTTTTTTTGAATATGTTATGTATTCAGTTTTAACTGATGGTAATGCTTATGTTCAAATAGTAAGGGATAACTCAGCTAATCCAGTTCAACTCATTCCATTAAATCCTGATTATGTAAATATCTTTATAAAAGAAAATGAGCTATTCTATCAAATGGATGGCGGTAGTGTTTTAGATAGTGCTGATGTATTGCATATCAAACTAATAACAGATGATGGGATTGAGGGTCTTTCACCTATTGACCAATGTGCAAAAGCTATCAATTGGAATCTATCAATTGAAGAATTTGGAAGTACATTCTTTAAGAATGGAGCTAAGCCAAGTTCAGTATTATCAACTGATAGAGCATTAAGTGAAACAGCTATTGAAAGATTAAAAAATAGTTTTAATAGTTCTTATGCAAAACTAAAAAGCTCAAACTCAACTATTATTCTTGAAGAGGGATTAACATTCAAACCAATTTCAATATCACCAGAACAAGCTCAGTTCTTAGCATCAAGACAATTTGGCATAGAAGAGATAGCAAGAATATTTAATATTCCACCTCACATGCTAAAAGATTTATCTAAATCAAGTTTTAACAATATAGAAATGCAATCTCAAGAATATGTTACTTATACATTAATGCCATATCTAACAAGGATAGAACAAGAGATGAATCTAAAACTATTTAGAACAAACGAACTTGGAAAGACATTTGTTGAATTTAATGTCAATGGATTACTTAGAGGAGATGTAAAAACAAGAAATGAAGCTTATAAAACTGCAATACAAAATGGTTACATGAGTATCAATGAAGTAAGACAAAAAGAAAATTTAAACTCAATAGAGGGAGGAGATCAGCATTTTATTCAAATGAATATGACAACAATTGAAAACGTAGGGGATGCCAGCTTATAAATGTGATAATGGTAAATATAGATGGGGTGCTACTGGCTCATGTAAATATGATTCAAAGCAACAAGCTGAAGATGATAATAAAGATTATTACAGAAACATAACAATAGTATCTGGCTCACCTTGTTCAGGAAAAAATACTTATGTAAGAAACAATAAAAAAAGAGGTGATATTGTTTGGGACTTTGATCAAATTCATTCAGCATTAACAGATGAATCAACTCATAATCATATTAAGCAAGTAAGAAAATATATCTTTTCAATGAGAGATACTTTTTATAATGACTTAGAAAACGAAAAGGATTTAAGAGTTTGGATTATAAATTCATCACCAATAAGAAGTGTAAGAAATGAATTAGCTAAAAGATTAAATGCTAATATAGTTTATCTTAAAAGAAGTAAAGATGAATGTCTTAGAGTAGCTGAAAACGAAAGACCAGAGGAATGGAAAGGTTACATTGAAAACTACTTTGAAAGATTTGAAGATATTGAAGAGAATGAAAATATTAATATTATTGAAGTAAAGGCATTAAGTGATATTGATTTAACACCAACTCAAGGAATGATTGATGAGGCAAGAAAAGGGCTTGAGTGGAGAAAAGAATTTGGAAGAGGTGGGACTGAGGTTGGAATCCGTACAGCAAGAATGATAATAAACAATGAACTTACTCCAGATAGAGTTACAAGAATGTTTAGTTTTCATTCAAGGCATCAAGTAGACAAAGAGGCGGAGGGCTACAACTCAGGAGAAAAGGGTTATCCCTCAAATGGGAGGATTGCAATTGCATTATGGGGCGGGGATTTTGGATTTTCTTTTAGTGAAAGGAAAAGAGAGGAAATAAAAGAAGAGGAAGAAAAAAGAGTTAGTGCTAAAATAAAAACAGCATTAGAGAATAAAAGAGATGAGCATAATGAAGAAATCAAAGAACTTAGTTTGGATTGGGATGGCTCTGTTACTTTACCAATGTTGGAAAAGGTATTTGATAGAGGGGTTGGGGCTTATAATACTAATCCTCAATCAGTAAGACCAACAGTTAAATCACCTGAGCAATGGGCCCTTGCCCGTACAAATTCGTTCCTTTATGCTATGAAAAAAGGTAAATTTAGAAGTGGTAAGCATGATACTGATTTGCTACCAAGTAATCATCCAGTAAAAAAAGAAATGGAAGAAAAAATGAATAACATGAAAATAGAAAAAAGACATATTAGAGAAATCATTGAAGATGATAAAACAATAACTATTGTTTATGGTAAATCTGATGAATGGGAAGGATATATTGATAATGATATGAATGACACTATGGAAGAAGAAGAAGTGATGGAGGAGTCATATCACTATGATAAAGATGAAGAAGAAGATGAGAAAACATTCAGAAATAATAATCCTAATGTAGAAAAAAGAACATTCAATCTTGAAAGTAAAATTGAAACAAGAGATGTTGATGGTAAAGAAAGAAATGTTGTTGTTGGATATGGTAGTGTATATAACTCCAGAAGTGAGAATCTTGGTGGCTTTTATGAGTACATCTCAGAGGGTGCTTTTACTGATAAGCTAATTAATTCATCAGATGTAAGAGCATTAATTAACCATGATCCAAATTTAATACTTGCAAGAAGCAAGAATGGTGAGGGAACTCTTAAATTAAATGCGGATGCTAAGGGATTAAAATACGAGTTTGAAATGCCAGATACATCTTATGCAAGAGATTTATTAATTAACATGAAAAATAATAATTTGAATCAAAGCTCTTTTGCTTTTACTATTCCATCTGGTGGGGATGAATGGAGTTCAGATGATGCTGGTAATAATATTAGAACAATCAATAAAATAGATAGATTATTTGACATCTCTGTTGTTACTTACCCAGCATATAGTCAAGCTGATTCTGATGTGATGGTAGCACAAAGAGGATTGAAAGAATTTGAAGAAACAAAGAAATTAGTCAAGCATTCTCTTCTTGGACTAAAAATTGAAATAAATAAGAGAAAATAATAATTAAAATTAAATTTAAATGAAAACATCAATTGAATTAAAAGAGTTACGTTCTGACATAATCTCACAATTGGAGAATATCAAAGATGTTGCTTCAACTGAGAAGAGGGACTTAACTGAAGACGAAAACAATCAAGTGGATGGATTATTAACTGAGGTTGATAGTCTTGATACAAAGATTGAAAGAGCTGAAAAAATGGAAACTATTAAAAGAAATAGTGCTGTTGTTTCAGGAGTTGAAACTAAAAAAGTAGAAAAGGAAGTAAGAAACTATTCTTTCCAAGATGCTTTGAATCAAGCTGCTACTGGTAGAATTGAAGGACTTGTAAAAGAAATGGATCAAGAGGCAAGAAATGAATCAAGATACACAGGTCAATCATTCAAAGGAGTTGGTATTCCTTCAAGCATATTAACAAGAGCTGCTGTAGGTACTGCTGCTGGTAATGCTACTGAAGTAATGGCTTGGACTGACCAATTAGAAGCAAATCTTGTTTTAGCAAGTGCTGGAGCTAATTTTTATAGTGGAGTGAACAATATGAAGTTCCCAATATTTTCATCTATAAATTCTGGCTTCGTTGCAGAAACTGGTGGCTCTGCTCCATCGGCAAATGGAACAGCTACATCATTAACATTAAGCCCAAAGAAGCTTATATCTATTGTAAACGTATCAGCTGAAGCTGTTACTCAAAACGCATCTATTGAAGCGGCATTGAGAAGAAACATGGCTTCAAGTGTAGCGGCTACTTTAGAATCAGCTTTTTTAAGAACATCTGATTTAACAAGTGCACCAGAATCATTATTTGCTGATGCAACATCTTCAGCAACATCAGCAATTTCTGTTGCTAATGTTCAGAAAATGGAAACTGATTTATTAGCTGCAAATGTTTCTTTAGAGGGAGCAAGAATGGCTTATATTTTAAATCCAGCTGCTTATTCTGATGTTAAATCATTAGCTCAGGTTGCTTCTGTTTCACCATTATATGATAATGCTGATAAAAGATTAAATGGATATTTTGCATTCATTACATCTAATCTTAACTCAGGTGGTACTGCTTCTAAAACTGCTGCTTTATTTGGAGATTTCTCTAAAGTGCATATTGCTCAGTTTGGAGGTTTAGATGTTATTTATGACATTTATTCAGGTGCTGGAACTGGTGAGCCAAGATACGTTCTTACATCTCTTGTAGATGCTGGAGCTGTACAAGCTGCTACTTTCCACAAAAACTTGGAGGCATAATACTTAGTATTAATTAAAGGGGTGGCATAATACCCATCCCTTTTTTTTAAAATTTAAGTATGAGAGCATTTAAAGTAGTAACACCAGCAACAAATAATCCATTAACATTAACTGAGGCTAAAACTCATTTAAAGGTTGATACAACAGCGGATGATACATTTATCAGTAATCTGATTAGATCAGCAACATCATCAGCTCAAGAGTACACTAATAGATTTTTTATTGCAACTACTATTCAACAATATGGTGATAAGTGGGATGATATAAGCAATCTATTTAAATCACCAGTTGCAAGTGTAACTCATATTAAATATGTTGATACATCTGGAAGTTTACAAACACTAAGTACAGATGTTTATTTTGTTGATGATGTAAACAAACCAGCAAGAATTGGATTGAAACCAAATCAATCTTTCCCAGATATTATTGATAGATTGAATGCAATATATGTTGAATATGTTGTTGGAATAGCGGCGGGATCAGATGAGGTTGATGAGGGTATAAGGCAAGCTTTATTATTGACTATTGGTAATTGGTATCAGAATAGACAAGCGGTTGTAACTGGAACAATAGCAACTGAGCTTCCAATGAATGCTAAGTTTTTATTAGACCAATATAAAATTCAGGTATGCAGATAGGGCATCTTGATAGAAGAATTACTTTGCAAAACTATTCAACAAGTGCTAATAGCTATGGTGAGTTAATAGAATCTTATAGTACATATAGAGAAGTTTGGGCAAAAGTAGATTTTGATGGCGGTAGTCAATCAGATGAATTTGATAGAATAACAGCAATAAGCAAAGTAAAGTTTTTTATTAGAAATCTTGACTTAGCAAACTTAACCGAAAAAACAAGAATAAGCTATGATAGTAAATTATATTACATTCAAGCAATAAATGAGATAGAGGGTAGAGATAGTTTTTTAGAAATAATAACTGAACAAAGAGATTAAATGAGTTATAGTAGAGCAACAGAAAAAGTAACATTTAAAATGGAGGGTTTGAAAGAACTGCAAGATTTATTTGCTCAATTACCTAAAACATTGAACAATGATAAGATGTTCAATAAGTTCTTTAGAGAGAACTCAAAACCATTAATTAAAGAAGCCAGAGCAAATCTTGTAAAAGAGAAAGCTGATAAAACTGGAAGATTAAAAAGGTCAATAGGTTATTTTACAACAAGAAGATCAAGAAAGTTCTTGGGGGGTTTTGTAGGACCAAGAGTTAAAGGAGCTTTTGGGGCTGGTAAAAAAAGCAAGTCTGGTGAGGGCAAATCTGGGTTTTATGGAGCTTGGATTGAGTATGGTGATGAAGTAATGTTTGGAGGAAGAGGACCAATGAAAAGAGCAAAGAAATACTTTGAACCAGCTTTTCAATCTACTAAAGGTATTATGTTAAAAAATACTTTTAAAGATGCTGAGAAAGTAATTGGAAGAACTGTTAAAAGCTATGCAAAGAGAAC